TTAATATCTGATATGACCTGCTCAGCACCGGTTCTATGAGAGTAATCAGAAATACCAATAGCTTGCAACAAGGACCTTTGAATCGCCTGTGCGCGTGTCTTTCCTCTGTTTGATTTATACAGACCTGATAAAGGAATAGGCGTGAATGATTTTATGATATTCTCAATAGAAGCAGTCAGGTTCTCTTTGGTACCGTAATTATTCCGCCCGGTCGCTATCTCTACAGCAGGTTTAACAAAGGCAGGATTTAACCGCCAATACCAAAAACCTCTTGGGTCAGTAGCAAGGTGGTACATGTCCGCAACAACAGACCGTGGTGTATGTTCCTGCCCGTTAATAACAGCGGTGAATGGCTCATCAAAGCGTATCTTATTCAATACCTTATCAATGAAACTAGCGTCTTCCGGTAATTTCTTTTTATCATCACCGAAGAAAGCGTTTATTGTCTGTGCAACAAGAAACATTTGCAAGGCACCTGTCGCAAGTGCTGTTCGCTCCTCATGGCCGCCTTTTCTAAAGGCTTTACCGGCGAACCTGAATCGAGCCTCAAGGAAGTCAGGTGCAAGCAGTACAAGTCCAGCTAAGTCCTGCTGCGTTTTATTTCTACCCATATACTGATAATTAAGCTCGCCGAATCCATAATTTGAAGCACCTGCCGCATTCTCGTAGATGTTATCCATAGTGACTTTTCCAGAGGCCAGGTCTTTCGCGTATTTCTTCTTCAATCCCTCTACCGCATGTTTAGCGACACCCATTTTTAGCCGAGGAATAAAGTCATGGAACAACCAGTTTTGATACCTCAACAACCAAGGCTCTTTTACTTTACCGTAACTGCCACCGGCCTTCTGAATGGCTTTTGAAATAACTCTGTCAATTTGATGCACCAATCCACCCGATGAAACACCCTCCATTATTCTAGGGTCGTGGCTATGTACCATAAGACCATGATAGACAAGCTCTCTCTCAACTTCATTATTAAAGTCTATCCCGTGCGCATTAAAAGGGTTTACGCGATGAAACATAGCGTGTTCAGCCAAATGGAACTGATGGAAGACACCAACCAATATCGTGCCTTTTATGTACCCGCTTATTTTTTTAGCAGCGACACCGGGTCTGGTTCCACCAATAATAGGGACTGAATCTTTAACCTGGTAGTGACTTACTAATGACTTACCTAAGATTGCATTTAACCGACCTTGTGCCTCTTTGTGAACCAGCATATCGCCCATTAGCATAATAGGCTTTCCTTCTACATCACTTCCTATCCACTTCCAACGCCTCATAGATGGATGGTCGAGTGACTTATAATTGTTGTAATCTTCTAGTTTTGCAGCATTCGGATGTATCAAATAAGGTGCGTCTTCTGGATTGTCGCCTGTTGGCTTACCTAATGCCCCCGACACAACCACCAAAGGACTGCCATCACTTGCTTTTGCACCCATTAATGCTTTAAGCGCATGTCTGGCTGCGATAGCCTGCATCATTGACCGCTGTGACTTGATATGTAACGTGGCGATGCTCATATCCTTTGGCGTGTAACCCGCCTGGATGCCCTCAAAGTAGTTATCAAATACCTTTTTCTTCGCCTCGTTTGGTCGGTCGTTTAATATTCCGCTATTGATTATCCCAGCAATGTTTTTATCGTTGTCCTGACCCTTTTCCCACCAACCAGTAACATAATTCTCAACATACGAATCAATAATCCCAGCCTTATGTGCGGCGTTCCAGACATAATCATCCTCTGATTTAATTTGCCTGGCTAAGGATTTTTCTTTCTCGGTCAGTGACATAGCGTCGATGTATTTTTTATAGTAAGGGCTGTCCTTCCCTAACTTTTCAGCCTGATCTTTAAGAACATTAATATCACCACCCGCTTGCAGATAGGCGGTAACGGCTTCTAAGCGCCCCTGTTTATTCTCAAGCGTTACTTTTTTACGCCATTTATCAAGGTCGTGGTCTGCTATTTGAATGTCGCCAGTGTATCGGCCAATAACTTTATCTATGTCGGTAAAGTCGTCCATTTTTGTAAAGAATGTCTTTAGCTTTGATAGCTCTTTCTTTACCTTGAATGAGAATGAACCCTCTGGGATATTATCCTTATTTGAATCACGGCTGAACGCGGGTGTTTTTGTTTGGTCTGTCTGCGCTCCCTGCTGATTAAGTATATCTGCTTTAACCGATTTATCCTCTGTTTTAGTCAGCGGTTTACCATTCTTATGGGTAATTTTTATAATACTGTCATCGAATACAACAAGGTTACGGGTTCCTTTTCCTTCTGATCGGCTGTTTCCGTCGAGATATTTAATGCCTTTGATTCCGTATTCATTAAGGCGCTTGCTTGCATTAACGTCAGACCCTAGACTTCTTGTAGCAAGTCTGTATAGAGATTCTCCGGTAACGCCTTTATCCCCCGCAATAGCCTGATCTATTGCGCTTGAGATAACCAAATCTCCTTCATCTCCTCCGGCATTAAATCTTTCTCTCGCAGTCCTTGATATTTTCTTTAAATCACCTCCTGTCTCACTCAGCGGCGCATCCCAATCCAAGAAGTTATTAACGTATTTGTCGGGGATGTCTACTTTGTAGAGGTTGCCAGCTTCGTTTCCTCCAGAAACTAATGACTCATCGAACGTTTTAAGAGCCGCAATTGCTTTATTTGCCTGCTCTTCTGTAATCCCGCCCACTTTTTTTAGTGTATTTATATCAAACTCTGTAGGCTTTCTTCCTTGTGCATTGCTTAACCTTGTTAAGATAGAAATAGGGTTATTACCGATAACTTTCTTTCCATTATAATAATTAACTTGCTTAACTAAACCGTTGTTTGATGACAGTCTACTTCTATACTCATTAGCGACATCAGGCGATTCTGCTAGATAAATCCCACGCCCATAAGCCTGCGCTCCCTCGCCTGTGCCGATGTTGTCCATTGAGAACTTATCAAAACTGTGCGGGGAACCGTGATAAGCGCGCATCAAAGAAGGTATCTTATTGCTAAATTTACCGCCTCTCGCGCCCTTATTTATCTCCCGTAAAACATTCAGAATATCCGCTTCACTTGCCTTTGAGATATTAACCAGCCCCGCTTTATTCATCACATCACGAATGGCACCATAGAACTCTTTAATGGCACGGACAATGCGAGCAGGTAGGGATTTACCCGCCTGTTCACCCTTTGAGTGAGCTAAAAATTCATCAACAAGGTAGACAGCTCTTTCCTTCGCGCCCATTGAGCCGTCTTGAATTAATCTATCAGCAGTATCGAAATACTTGCTCATATCAAAGCCTATCTTCTTAGCCAGTGACTCCATTCCCTTCTTGCCACCAATCGTGAACCACAAGGTTTGATAACTAGCCGAGCGTTTTTTACCTAAGAATTTATCTCCATCCCGATGCTGACTTTCATGAAGTAAGGCGCGCTCGACCTGTATAGGGTTTTCCATCTTATCCGCAACGATATGAACCTTACCCTTCCAGTAGGCAGCCGCTATCTCACCCGTGGCACCTTCTTTTTTAGCTTGCGCCTGTATGTCTGCTGGTAACTCGGATTCTGTTTGAACGACATTCGCCGTTTTATCTACTTTGTCAGCGATGAGTTTGACTGCATCAGCGGGCATGGATGATGTTTGTTTTGAGCGACTGAATAGCGCAACACCTTTATCAGTTTTTTTCGTCTGAACCGTATTAAAAAAATCATCAAAAGCACCATTGATGCTATCCTGTTCTTCTGTCAATGTATAAGGATAGCTGTCTTTATCTTCCAGTCCTAATTCTTCCGATGCCTTCCAATATTCTGGGGAAACAATGTTAGCAAGGTAATCATTCGATATGCCTTTTTCTTTTAATTTTGAAATAACATAGCTTTCAAATGACCTTGCAGCCATTTCCCGCATCGTTGACCAGTAATCTTTTGATTTTTTCCTATCAAGGATAGCTGCTCTATCTGGCATTCCAGAATTTTTAATAGCTTGAGAGATGCCTTTGAATTTCGCCAATACTTCAGGACGAACAGACTTATTCGTTAGCTCATAAGGACGCTCAGTAGTGAATGACTCGCCTTCTCCGCGCATTCTTGAGAAGTAATTGTCCACGCCATGAAAAAGCTCATGGGCCAGCGAACCGGCACCGTCTTTCTTCGTCAGGTTGATAACAATTTTTCCACTTTCATAATGCGCTTTTGCGGCATCTATGCCACCTGACCCTCTGGCTCCAAATGCCAGACCGAGTTCACCATTAAGTGATAACGCCTCTGGTGGAATATCAAGCAGTTTTGCCAAGTCCATTAATCCGTCATAGGCATCATTAATATCCTGTTGGCGTTTTTTCTGCCCGACCCAATTACCAAACTCAACACCACGGAAACCAAAAGCATTTCTGAATTCGTCAGCAGTTATGTTTTTCCCTCCGCGATAATCTTCACCAAGCCTTGCCTCGTTAACGTCACGCCGATGTTTGGGTATCCTCTTGAATTTATTAAGTTTATCCTCAAGGTCTTGATGATGTTCGTTTACATAAGCGCGAGCCTCAGCAGAAGTCTTGAATCCATCTGCAAGGTCAGCATAGTGGCGACCAATCTTCTTACCAATTATCCAGCCACGATTGCCTTCTTTATTTCGGTATTTATAAACCTCAAATTTAGTGACACGACCGCTTTTTGGTTTTTTACTTTCTGCCTCAAGATATTCCTTTAATGCCTTAATAGCTTCTTCACGGGTGTCTTTTTCAGCAACAATACCGCCCATGCCACCCATTGAACGGCGGCTTTTAGAGGTAACGTCAACCGTCCACTTTGTGACATTCTTCTCACCTTTCCAAAGTGAATAATGACGTTTACTTAATGTCACACCTTTTAGGTTAATATCAGTATTAGGGAAGCCTAATTCAACCAGTAAATCAATACGGTCAGCCAGCTTAGACAGGTTTTCGTCCTTACGCAGCCCGGCAATGAATTTATCAGCAAAGTCAGGGCTTTCAAGAATGCTTTTAGCGGTGCTTCGTGCCAGTTTAACCGCATCAACATAACGTGATTTCTTATACCGCGTCCGTCCTTTTGCCGGTACTTCATCACGCATAACTTTGATGGCGGCAAGCGCTGTCTTATCTGCGCCATTTTCTGCCAGCGCCTTGTAATCAGGCTCAGGAAACGACTTGCTCAGCGGTAATGTTTCAAGTTCATCTTGAGATAGGTTCTTTCCAACTTGATCCCTGAATCCAGACCATACATCTTTTTTTGCACCGCCAATTTTTTCGCCCACGTCAGTTATATTGTTTTCAGGCTTATCATTAATAGGCTTATCAACAGGCTTATCTTTCTCCGATGCCTTCCCTTGCTCTTTGCTGGGCTTTTGAATATGCTCCGTACTTTGCTCGGTTTTTTTGTCAACCTTATCGGATTTATTGTCAACCTTTGGCGCGGATTCTGGATAAGCCGCCCTCAAATCACTCATCGTATAAGTACCATCACGGAACTTGCTGATAGCGTCAATCCGGTCTTTGCCGGTTACTTTTGCTGAATCCAGTATGGCGTTGGCTTTGGTTTCATTGTTACCATAAACAGGGCTGGACACTAACTCTCCCTGTGGGGAATTTGATTGATATGGGTTATCAATAGCATAAGCATGAGCCTCGGCATTCATTCTTACAGATGCCGCTCCACTTTTTTTATCTGCTGAGAAAAAATCAACGGCTTTTTTCCCGTCGAAACTAATAATAGTTACGGAATCATTATTGCTCCCTTCTAATCTCCTCCAGCCAGTTAATGTCCTATCTGAATTCCTAAGAGGAGGCAGTGAATCAACGATAGATTTCTCGGTATTTTTCGCATCTCTTAACCGCCCTTGCTTCTCATTTTCGGCAGTTTTTGCAGGGGCAGCTTCTTTACTGTCTGGTTTGTCAGTGTTTTGAGCAGAAGATTTATTATCAGGTATTAAGTCACCGACACTATCTTGCTGCCCCTTGGTAGCCGCTTCAGATAATCCGCCAGGCTCTCGTCCGCGTTCTGATCTAAGTCCCGCCGCCGCTCTTGCTGCCTTGTCCCGTTTGAGGTTTTTTTCTGCTTGTTCTTTGGTTTCTGCGATTCCATAACTTGCTCCCACCTTGGTTGCTGTTTTAATTTCACCATCAGGTAATTCTATTGATACAGTTTCATTATACAATGCGTCACGGACTAATTCACTAAATCGCTTTAAATCCGCCTCTGAATTCGACTGGACAATAAATTCATCGCCATGCAAGTGGTACGCATCAACGCCAGCAATCTCGTTATCACGCACAACATTACCGAACGCCATTAGTATCTTATCGGCACCATCATAGGTGTATTCGTCGTTAATCTGCTTGAAGTTATCAATATCAAAGAACGACTGGTGCTTTAACTTTTCAGACTCTTCATAAGCTCTTTCGTTTTTAAGATTCGTTTTCTCATTGGTGAGCAATGCCCTGGTTTTTTCAGCATCAGACATTTCATTAACACGCTTTCGCTCGTCCGTGCGTACTCGATGTTCAGCTTTTCGCTTGTCGTTCTTTATGCCGGCACTATCTTTTTGGCGGCGGTCGGTAGTTTTAACTTCGGTTCCAGTGTTTTTGCTCTGTTCCCCGCTGCCACTGCTAACCCCAGTAGTGCGCTCATTACCTGTGGACCGGTCTTGCTCTTTACTGAATAAGTCGTTGATTGTTGTTTCATCACCATATACCTCTTTTAATCGTTTGTTGGCAGCATTGATTATGTCTATTTTTGATGCAGGCGCAGTATCAAATAAATTGTTTTGACCTTCATTAGCCTTTTCGTTCTCGATGAATTTAGCCATTTCGACAAAACCAGCACCCATACGCTTTGCACTTCGCTTGTTCATATCCATGAATTTAGCTAATGTTGATATTACCGGGTCAACCTCACCAAACATATCACTTTGATTGATAATATTATCAATAGATACCTTGTCGGCCTTTGCCTGACGTATCATGTCGGTCGCGCTTACAATATCACTCGCTATGTCTAAATTCCCAAGAGAACCATGCGATTTAGCCCGCGCAAAGGAGGGGGCGGCGGTATTGAGTGCGTTTAAAATGTTTTTAATATCCGGGTCAGCTTCTTCAGATACCAGACTTAGTAAGCGTTCATCACCGTATGCTTTGTGGAAGACAGCGGCTTGCACCCTATCTGCCATTTGCTTTGTCCAACGACCATCACTGGTAGTAAAGCCGCCAGTTTCAAGTGAACCGAGTTTTTTAGCAAAACCGCTTAAAAAGGGATGATTGGACGTGGCAAGGATGTTTCCGTTTTCAGAAGGAGAATACTGCGACATATCAGCATCAGTGATAAGTGATGCGTCTGACTTCGCCTGCTCAACAGGTGACATTGGAGCAACATCACTCTGATTGGACTCACGGGCAAACTGGGCGCGTGTTTTCATATCAGCATTATCTGCACGAACACGGACTAATGTCGGGTTTTTAACAAGCGCAACGTCTGATTTTGTTAAGCCAAAATTCCCTGCATTATCAATTAAGTGTTTACGATAATTCTTTGCGTTACCCTCACTGTATGCCTTCCTCAGCGCCATGACGCGCCCATTACCAGACTCAACCACGCCATCAGCACCAATGATAGGGGCACCGTCTTCAGCCTTTACAGACTCACCTAATAAGCCTGGATTTATATTCCCGGCTATTTTATTAATCTGCATTTGTGATGCACTGCGGCTACGGTCACGCGGCTGTAGCTCTTCCGGGTATGCGGGGTTTTTATTTCCGGCATTATCATTTGATGTAATTGCTTTATTAACGTCAATAACTGCGTATTCTATGGGGGCAACGGTTCCTGCCGAAGTCGTTACATCTGCTTGTTTACCGCGTTTAGCTTTGATTGGTTCGGGTTTTATCGGTTGTGTTTCTATTCCAGCGCCTTTATTTACATCAGGTTTTACCTGATCCGTGCTGGCGTTAACATCTGCTTGAGCCGTATCCGTTAAGCCTGTTGGAGTAATTGGCTCGGTTTTTATCGGTTGAGACTTAGGTGTTACAGACTTGAATCCTGAAGGCTCTGATATATATTTAATTAAATCTTCGTCGGATTTCCCCTTAGAAAAATCAGCATTAAAATCTATAGGTGCTTGGTCCCTACCTCGAAAAACAATTGTTGCTGCACCATCTGAGTGACGAATAACGCTGACTGGTTCCTTCCCTTCATCTTCTGTATTTAGCTCATACTCGGAGACTATCCTCGATGATGTTTCCGACTTAGGTGGTTCAGGAGTATGGGTATCCGCATAGATAGGCGCCCCATCTGGGGCAATTCCTGTTATTTCAGGTTTTGTAACAGGCGTTTCTAGTGGGTGAGGTGCCTCTTGAGATAGAGCGTCCTGAGCGACCTTGATGCTGTCATCGACGGTGCCAGCGTTAAGAATGTCCTCTTCTGTTGTTTTGTACTTCTCTTCAAAGTTTTTAACCGCTTCACCAGGCGCAGGGGCGTTTATCGGTGCGGCAAGTTCACTGTCGCTTATCGGTGTCGCAGGCTGGCCTTCGCTATTGGTAAAGGAAGGCTTGCTATCTTTGTTTTCGTTTACTTTTTTCAGCGCTTCGAGGAAATGACCAACCTTGTCACTTGCTGCGCCATGTTCGGCAACAAGTGAATGGAATTGATACTTGACAGGGTCTGTTTTATCTTCGCCAGACGCATTCATTTTCTCTATGATCTTTTTCGACTTGTTCCGATTCATTCGGTCATATAACGCGGTTTCTTTAGCGGCACCGGTTATCTTTTGCGTTACTGCTCCAGCGGCTTTTAGACCTGTGAACAAAGCTATATTGTGTAAGAAGTCGTCAACCGTGGGAGATTTACCGTTTAACGCTGCACTACCCGCAGTAAAGGTAACAGATTGCGCTAAGACATCACCGACATGCTGTGAGACCTTTCCTGCTAATGTCTCGACTGGTTTAGCAAGTATCTTCCCGCCAACGGCACCGGATACGCCGCCCAGGGCAGTGCTTTTCATCACCGCTTTAGCCGTTTTTCCCCAGTCTATACTACCTGTCGCTATCTTCTGTTGAGCAGGATTAGAGGCAGCCGTATAAGCGCCCAGACCACCGGCAGCACTAGCCGAGTGCAAAGCAAGTTTTTCAGCAGCCGTATAAGCTACTTTCTCACCTGCTGCATCAGCCGCGAGTTTTGCACCCAATTTCGTACCCGCCGCTTTTAAGCCAGCCTTTAGCGCAAGCTCACCAACGCCACCACCAAGACTAAAGGCAGCTATTGACGTTGGGTCAAAAACAAAACCCATAGTTTCAGCGCCAATATCGCCCCAATAACCAAGGTTCTGCTTTTTAAATACCGGCTTACCTGACACAGCGTTGTATATCGTACCTGATAATGACCGATTAACCGCAGCTTTGAGGATTGAGCCGTCTTCTTTTGGCTTCTCCTCTTTAAATAAACCAGTATCGTCTATTCCGGCTTTAGGCGTGTCAAACAACCCGCTATCATTAAATGCCTGATTCGCCATTTTTTAATTTCCGCTATAAGTATACTTTCTATCGTATTGTGCCGCTGCTTGCTGTGCTGTTACCGGTGTTTTTGTGTTCTGATACTTAGCGACTAAGGCCTTAACATAATCCTCCTTTGTATGAGGGTAGGGTATTTTTGTCGGTTTTGCAGGTTGTGTTGGCTTTGTTGCATCCAGCATACCAGACCGCCTATTCATCGAAGCCGCTTCCTTTCTATCGCGTAGAATCCGGTCTGTTGCCTGACTGTCGGTGATGCTATCTCCATAAATATGAGACAAGCCATTATCATCCTTATATTTCTTTATCTGCGCCGGCGTTACCGTAGTATCATAAACAAGCGGCTTACTCTCTGGTAGGCCACCTAGCTTTCTAAGCACAGCGGATGAATCGGCAAGATCCTGACGGGCTTGTATAATGTCATCGTCTGTTGCATTAGAACTTGATAATGTTTTACTCGCTTGTGTGTAGAGCGCTTTCGCTGCTTTTAGCTGGTCATTATTATATGATGCTTTTACAGTTGATTTTTTTAAATCCCTATCCAGTGCTTTTTCTTTTGATTTGTATGCCCGTTTACCCTTTATCAACTTGTCTTCCCTTGTTTGAGCGGCAGTAAGTGCTTTTGCAGCCTCGCCAGCGTTACGCTCATGCACTTTATTTTCATACATCGAAGCAACACGCTGTCTTTCTTTGATTAAATCATAAGCAGTTTGTTTTGTACGTTCTTCTTTTTGTTGTTGCGCTGCGTCTTTACCTAAGCCAACGGCTGTAGAGGCAAGCATTGAACCGAATAGATTAGCCATTTTGAACACCCTGTAACATGCCGCCTGGTGGCGCATTTATTGGCCCCGGAGGATTTATTGGTGCCTGTGTATTTGGTGCCGCAGCTGGGTCTGTTGGTGCCGGAGGACTTGAATTGCCAGCTTGCTTTCCTATTTCATGCTTTAACCCGGCGATAAATATCTGAACAGCCTCCATATATATGGCATCGTTCACGGGGAACATTTTTGTTTTCGCTATGTATTCAACCGCTTTTGCAAGCAGGATAGTTCCCGCTGGGATCATGGCTTCGCCCGGCATCGTCCCTTTGCTTTGTTGGAACATAATAAGCATGATGTGAACGGCACTTGCGCCCAACTGGTCGGCAAGTGGCAAGTCTTTACGCAAGGAATCAAATAACTGATTATGTGTTGCATCCGAAAACAATATCTTCATTCCAGCAATAACAACACGCTCAATAGCGTCCTTATGATCGCCAGCTTTTTCCAATATAGCCTTTTCAATCTGGTCTGAATTGATTGTCAGCTTATTGCGTCTACGCTTTCTCACTTTCACGCTCCGTATTGTGGCTGTCTAACGGGGACAGGGTTCTGTTTAATGCCTTGATATAACATGCCCGGCTGGTATGGCTTTGCTCTCATATTCACATTGAACTTAGCATTCACATTATTGTACTGGTCTTTGTATTTTCTGTCTGCAAGGTCTTGTCTTCTATTGTAATAATTATTAGCTATTTGATTACCTGCATAGGTTTCATACCCCTGACCGGCATAACCAGCTATCTTTGTTATTTCTTTGTACTTTGCAAGGTTCTTTTCAAGTGAATCAAGTGGGCTCGGTGATTGAATCGGTGGTGTTGGTAAATCGGGTGCCAATTTAAGAAATGACGGATCATTAATTGTTGGGTTTGCATTTGCAATAGACGAAAAAGAAGGTCCACCCAATTTAAGAGGGTCAGAACTACCTAATTGAAGAGAAGAAGGGCTATTAATGGATGGGTTCGCAGCAGAACTTAAAAAATCGCCAGAGGTTTTACTTACCGCCGATGCACCCGTAACCGAAGGATTGGATACGTCCTGAGCCACCGATGTCGCACCTGCATTAGTCACAGCTTTACCACCGGCTTTTTCAGCCACCTTTTTGCCTACTTCTTGTGTGACAGTATCAGCAGCGAGATGGCTGGCCAGTGTTCCAACTCCACCGGCTAATCCGATTATCCCGCCGAACTTCTGCATTTTCTTACTACCTGAAACACCACCTATCGCTAACATAGCACCACCGGCGATCATTGCACCGGCAGATACGGCGGCAAAAGTAGTCGCTGCTGCCCCGAAGGCGGCAAGACCACTACTAACACCTATCGCGCCCATGACGACTGGAATTGCTGCTGGCATAATTAATCTCCTTTACTGATTCCTAAGATTATTTGATCGTATCGTATGTCATTCTTTTTAAAAGACTTTTCATTAATACCTATTTTAACCATTCCAGCCTTAACTGCAAGTTTATAAGCAGGAACATTAAAGACGGGTACATTCGTGATAAGCCTTTCATAGTGAGTGTTTTCAAACAGCCACTTTAACCCGCATTTTGCAATCTCAAGCGCCTTGCCTTTATTGAAAGGTAACACAGTATGTACCTCTGCGGTAATGGCGTTTTGAGGTACCAATAAGAACACGCCATAATCCTCAGCGCGCACCCATAACAAAGGCGGTGATACGTTCGGGAAATACAAGTCCCGACTGGGCGAGCTATCATCTGTTGAAGCCTCCCATGATTTTGCATCGGTCACACATTTGGTGATGAATGCTTTATCAGTTGTTGGCTCAAGCCTGACCATTACTTATGCCGCTATATTTGAAAAATCAAGCAAGCCACTAAGGTTCAGATTTGAAATATTACCCGTCAAACTCAATCCCGATTTAAGCGTCTGGGTTATTTGATTGATGTTTTGCTGTTTGGTATCTGGATTCATGTCCTTATTGTTCTGAATATTGCTAATCGACTTCATCGCTGTATCGAACAGACTTTGAGACGATGCGTTAGCTTGCATTTCGTTCTTGTATTGAGCTTCTATGCCTTTAAGATCGACGGCATTCTGGTTATCCAGCTTATTAAAGATGAGCTTGTTTGCCTCGGCAGCATTCGCTAAATTAACCTGCTGCTCATTGGCGGCGTTTTGCGTACTAAAGTTATTCTGGACCGTTGAATTAAATTTGTTCGCTGACTCTTTCTGTGCGGCATTAAACTCGTTTGCACGGTTTCCGGCATTGGCATTAGCCAGGCTAGTTTGCTGCGTGTTACCAGCGTTAAACTCGTTTGCACGGTTTCCGGCGTTCGCGTTAGCCAGGTTCACCTGCTGGTCATTTGACGCATTAAACTCATTGGTTCGGTTTCCAGAATTCGCATTCAACATGCCTATTTGCTGGTCATTTGAGGTATTAAATTGATTGGTCTGATTCGTTGAATTTTGATTAGCCAATGCAAACTGGTTGTAACTTGCAGCATCAGGTGCAGCGATTCTTGTCGCCTGATCGAGAACAGCGGCTTGTGCCGCACCAATAGCTTGTGTGGAGTTTAATCCACCACGCTGGTTAGATAGTTCGTTTGCTCGCGCAGCCGCACGCTGCATCAAGGGTGAGTTAGCATCCAATATGCTCGCTGTGCGCCCCTCAACGGTGCCTAACTGCTGATTTTGATTAACAAGACTCGCATTAATAGGGGTAGCGTATCCAGCGTTTACCGTTGATATATTTGGCGTGTGAGCAGCATTTACCGTTGACACGTTTGGCGTATAGGCGGCATTAACGGTATTAATATTGGGCGCTTGATAAGTCGAGGGCGCTGCAAGCATTCCCTGTTTCGCATTAACTATGTTTGGATTGTAGTTCATCGAATACCTCTGCGGGCTGTATAGTGTATGGTAGCTGTGTTAATGGAGTAACTGCTTATATAATTTGTACCGGATGAAAAAACAAGTGATACATTTTCAGCCGAGCCGCCCATTTCAACCTCTAATGGCGAAATATCCTTACCATCCCACCGAAACGCATCCCATGTGAAGTGATCCCACTGAACCGGGTCAACCGAGCTTTGATAATCCTTATTGGACGGTTGAGATATATTGCTCTTGTTATACCCTAGTTTATACCCAAAACCTATTTTAGCGAACAAATCCCCTTCGACTTCTAGCGCACATTTACGGTATCGCTTGATAATCCTCGATGAACCTGTCTGATCGTAAACCATTTCAAGTTTTGCATTTATATCAGCCCCGTCAAAAGAGGTGCCTTTCTCCATTTGCATAACATAGCCATCGTTCGTGCATAAGAAAGCGCCATCATCACCGTTAGAGAATCTGCCACTGATAACATTGAAGATATGATGCGGGAATTGAACCGGCATAATGCCGTGTAGCTGTCCATTCAAGACCGTCATATATAACCCATTGCCATCACTGAAAAAAAGCCGGTACTGTGATTTCTTTCTATCTAAAATTGAACATGAGACTAAATTCTTATGCAAATTGACAAACTTATTAACATGGTAAGAGAGAGAGATTGCTTCGAAGTTTCCATAATTTAATGTTGTTTGAAGACCAATAATACCTCTATCATCAAACATATACGTTTGTGACATGTTCTGTATCGTGTAGTCAAAGGCACCCCCACCCGATAAAAAAGGCGTAAAGACAAAGGATGTTTGGCCTTTACCATAAAGCATGTAAACGCCTTCGTTTGCCCGGCTTGTTACCATCATCGCCGCAGAGGTTTGATCGCCAGGCATGGTTTGTAAACCGGTTATATCGTATCGGGTGGCGTAACTTCCAGAGAAAGATAATGCTGTATAGTTGTAAGGAAGTCCGGGCGCTGAATAGATTAACTGCTCTTTTATGGATAGAAACAGCATGTTTTCGTGGATATGGATATGCTTTGGCGCATCAATCGTACTTTTAGTCTCAATCGGCGCGAGTGTATCACCATCAAACTCAAAGGCACGATTAACGCCGTCAGCACCGTAAACCCGACTATCTAATGCGCCACCAGTGAAAGTGTTAATTTCAGATTCTATCTTTCCGCCAGGTAGCATGGTAATAGCTGTGTCGGGTGAATCCAGCGTAAAAGTAACCGCACCTGATGTCGCTGCGCCAGCAATAAAACCGCCTGTAGCAATAACAAGCCTACCTGTTGCTGACCCACTAAGCCATGTACCGGTTTCGAGGATTACCCGCTTGATAACTGATGTGGTCGCACCTTGCGTTAGAATATCACCATCTTGAGGCGGTATCGCCCCGCCAGCAGAGAATCTTACTTCACGGTAGAAAGGCACGTTCACCCAGCCGGTAGGTGAGTCTTTATAGAGAAGCGTAAGCGTCCCGGCTAGATTCGCCCGAAAGGCATAAACAGTATCATTATAGATAAATCCACCCTGACAAGGTCCCGAGCCGGGGACAGTTGAAATATCCGCACGGTAAATATCCGCAGCCGTTGATAGATTAAATGCTTTTTGTTCTGCGCTGATAGGTGATGAGGCAGCACTATTATTGCCAATGGTTAGCGCGCCGGAATGAATAGATTCACCAGCGAGAAATGTACCGACCAATTTAGTGTAAACAATATAATCAGTTGTGACGTAAGCGACCACGCCGGTTGCTAATGAAGTGACACCGTTAATTGAATCGCCGACTGCTGGAACATTAACAAAAGCATCAATAAATAAGACGTAAGCAATTGCATCAGACGGCGCAGGCTGGCCAGAATAACGCTCGTACCCCATTATTCTTGTGTAACCACTTAGCACCGAGGATTCGTAATTAACTGACTTTCTTGCAAAACCTTTAGGCGTAGATAGAATGGGGGTGATCTCATCCATGCCACCCTTCATTCTTATCACATCGTAATTAACCGATGGCATGCGCATCAAATAAGGCTCCCACCACGCTGAATAGATGGCAACTGGTTAATCTTTAACTTACTCATCATGGTTAAGTATTGTGACTTACCGCGTTCGTAAACCTCGTTAGCTGCTTCAAAAGCACCGTAAGACATCATGGCCTTATAGACAATCATCCGATGGAACCTTTCAGGCATCGTTGGAATGTCAGCGTCTTGCGTTAAAGACTGAACAGAGCGTTGGTAATCCCCTGAAATCACATAAACATCGTCGGGGGCTAAACCCACAATAAGTTTCTGGTCAGGTGTTTGCGAGACTTCTATCGGTCTTGAATAAGTCGTCCTTGATGTATTATAGAGATACAAGTTTCTAAAATCATCGTAGCTCATAACAGAGAGATACTGCTCATCACCAATTCCCTGAGATTTTAAATAAGCCCTGACAGTCCCTAACCGCCATTTTGCAAAGTCAGCAATACCCGCTTGTGCAGGCGTGTAAGCACCCACAAAAGGGGTAGCATCGAATGAGAATCCGTTACGCATAAAACGCCACTGGTTCTCATGGCTTTGCTGAATATCTGACCATGCGTCATCAATCCACATGCATAACCTTCCCCATGTACCACTTGCATTAAGTGTCGTGGTATCACTACCGGGGTCGCCAACCTCGTTCCTTAGCTTTACAGCAAGGCCGAGATAGTCCATTAGTTGTTATTTGCAGCAAACTTAAACCATCTTGCACCCGTCGCGCCAGCCGGGTCGTTGATGATTGAAATTGGGAAGCGTAAGACAGGTTTTTTGTCAATTCGTGTTTGGTCAATACCCTCTATATCACGATATTGATTAGTCGAAACTGTATTTTCACGCACGATAAGCGCATCCAGAAAACATCGTTTTTCAGTGTATTCCACGCCACGCATAAATGAACGAATAGTACCGTTAATACCAGCTTGTACAGGATTTACCGCATTAGGGTCAGTGGTTTCACCAATCATAAAAGTAACTTTCTGATTCATAAAAGCCATGTCTTTGACGTATTCTTGAACGTCCTTCGACTGCATCCCTTCACCTGTCACCACTGCAATGTCGTCACGGATAATCTCGTCCGTTGCCGTTTCTGACACGGTTTGAGTGTCATTTTCGTCAATGTCTTGCGTGGTTATTTTTGCTCTTGGTTTTGCCATAATAATCCTCTGATTAAAAATGCCGCCCCCGAAGAGGCGGCGGTTAATTAGCCTAAATCAGTCGTACCGACTTCATAGACAGCCATCTGCATTTCATTCAGCAATACAGCGTTGTAGTAGAACTTACAACCACAGTAACCACGCTGACCTTGTGGGTCGGCTTTGTCAATCTGGTCGGGCGTAATCGCTGTAACATCACTGCCTTTCACGTTCACGCCAATATGACTCCACGCATCCGCAGAGCCGACGATAACTTGATACACGTCAACATTAGCACCGGTTGTTGAGACCAGACCAGTCGTACCCACTGCTGCACCTGCGTCTTGAATAGGCACCAGCTCAGGGGATGAAATAAAGCGGAAGTCTTCACATTCGCCAAATTCATTCTTCACTGCACGGTCAGGATCACCATACGCCGAAACGGGATGAAAACCAGGCAGGGCACGAACATCAGGGTGTAAGTCAGTTGAAATGAAAACAGGAAAACCTGCTTCAACCGGGAAGGTATTGTAAAGACCGGAGCCTTTTACCATTTTCAGCATTTTACTGATTGATGTCGCGTGGTTGTTAAGCATTGACCGGGCGATCTTCCGCAGTTTAGGCAGTGTAATCGCACCATTAACGGTTGCGCGTGAAATACCTGTTCCGCCATAAAACTTGTTGGTACTGGTTTTTAATACGCCAAATAACGCCAGTTCATGCACTAGACCTGTGCGCTCACCGACCAGCGTTGTCATTGCTTTTGGATAGTCATCTTCAGATAAGTCAAAAGTCTTATCCGAATAACCGTACAAAATGTTGTACTGTTTGAGCGTTGCGGTCACGTCCTGAACAATCACGCTCTCAGGAGCTCCAGTTACGCCCTCAGTAGTTAGATGAGCGTCTGCGTAAGTCTGCGCCCGATCGCCTGTACCGTCCTGAAAGAAGCGGTTAGGCTGCGTTGCGGTCTGTCCTTTGTTTAAGTAACGACGATATTTAACCGTATCGCCAGTGTTAGGCTTGAAGTCGTCGTTAATACCGACAGTTCCAAGTACGATTTTTGGCATAGCATGTTTTAAAATGCGACCAAGAATAATCCCGACTCGTTGAGCAGGATTGCCAAGTGTTTGAATAGCCATGTTTATTTACCTTATGGTAGTGCCATTTCTCGTTTGAATGCCGCTTCCATCTCTTCTTCATAACTTAATTGCGAATCCGATCTTGTTCCAGATGGTCTTACTGCATCCTCGATAGATGACTCAGTTGTTTTTTCGGGTTTTTTGGCAAGACTATCTTTGTATTGAGAGATTTTACTAGCGACGAAAGAAGCGTCCCAGACATTCATCAGGGTATTTCTTTCTTCTTCGGGTAATTGTGTTACAAACTGCCCAAAGGCGGGGTCATTCCAAATGACCAGACCATTGTTATCTTTCGTAAACATAGCAATGTCTTGCCAATCACTATGTTTATCCGCGAGCATTCTCAGTTCGCGTTGCTGTTTTTCTTCGTTCTGCTGTGCGATAAATTCTTCAATACGTTTATCAGCATCAGTGAGCGCGGGTTCTGCTGGTTCTGCTTCTTTTTCTGCCTCACCGGCTTGTTCTTCTACCTGAAAGACCTCAGCGAGTTCTGGATAGTCCTCGTTAAGTTTGTTCATCACGCTTTCAGGGAGTACATTCGTGCCTCGTGATTTAAGCTCATTCCTTAGCGTATCAATCGTTTCCTGCATGACTGCTATTTTATTTCCGTATGTTCCATTGAGTGTGTCGATTGATTTCTGCAACTTGCCGATTGTCTCAAATTGCGCGGATATTTCATCACGACTGTAGTTCTCCTGAATTTCAGGTTCTACAACATCGGTGGTTTCTGCGGTTTCTGCAACAACTTCTGGCGCCTGGATAACTTCTTTATCTTCAACAGTAGGTTCATCACCTGCCATTTCAGCTAAAAATGCTTGCTCCATTACTTCGTCATCAACTGCTTCGCTCATTATTTTTTCCTCATGACTGCGGTTTACCCGTAATTCAGGTTAAATAATAACACAGAATCAATGATTTGTGATTTTTTTCAACGTTTTAGCGGTAATTAATTAGGGTTGTTGAAGGGTATGCGAATTAGTTGGTATTAATCGGGGTTTGTGTTAAATTAACCCTAACGACAAAACCCCACACGCGATGTGCAGGGTTTTGAAGATCGGTAGAAAACTGTTTTAAGCGGCAGGAGAACCGATAAGCAAAATCTTATCATAGTTTCTTATCATAAGTAAATCCTTATCGTAACTCCGCCAGTATAAATAAACAGCAATCTACCGATGGATTTTATCCGTATCGGTATGTTAGTGCGCCCAGTGATGGGAGACCCGACAAAGAACACTTCTCGTACCAAGGCTGAAATATACTCCTGATGATAAGCGGTTACGCATAGTTGAAGGGTTGATTAGGGCGGATATACATAATCCCGTGGCAGCGGTCACTATGAGAAGAACTCTCAATGGTAGTCGGCACACGTTAAATAAGGTTGTACCAGAGGGGTTTACTTAGTGACTTGGTATAACTGGTGGAAAAGGTGGCTGTAATGCCACTGAGGACACTAAGGCTTGATACGGCGCTCATGGCTCTATTGTTTCAAGTAACCAGCTACCCGAAATAAAGCTGCTTTTAAGTGGTCATTGATTGGGTAGGGGTTCTTTCACCCCAACACTTTGGATATTGTTTCAATTAACTAAACAGGTGAACCATGAAAAACTTTATTAAATTTATAAATATTGGCGGCTATTTT